CTGGCAGTGTTTCATTGTTGGTTCGATATTTGGGTGGAAAAACTCTGAAAACTACCGTCGTTTTCGCATGGTGTATGTCGAATCGGGTAAAGGTTCGGGGAAGTCACCGCTGGCTGGCGGAGTAGGGCTCTACTGCCTGACAGCTGATAAAGAACCACGTGCTGAGGTATATGCCGCGGCCACGAAAAAAGACCAGGCCATGATCCTGTTTAGGGACGCGGTGGCGATGGTTGATCAGTCACCAGCGCTGGCGCAGCGGATTAATAAATCAGGCGGAGCCGGGAAGGAGTGGAACCTGGCTTTCCTTCAGACGGGGTCTTTCTTCAGACCCATCAGTTCTGATGATGGACAGTCAGGTCCGCGTCCGCATTGTGCACTGATTGACGAGATTCACGAGCATAAGAACAACCAGGTCGTTGAGATGATGCGCGCCGGTACGAAAGGACGTCGGCAGGCGCTGATTTTCATGATCACCAACAGCGGCCACGATAAAACCAGCGTCTGTTATGACTACCACGAGTACGGGCGTAAAGTTGCAGAAGGTTCGATTGAGGATGACAGTTTCTTTTCGTTCATCTGCTCGCTTGATGAAGGGGAGGACCCATTTAAGGACGAGTCATGCTGGAAGAAAGCTAACCCGTCGCTTGGTCACACCTTCACAGACCGTTATCTGAGGGAACAGGTCACCCAGGCGCGTGGCATGCCGTCGAAAGAGAGTATCGTTCGCCGCCTCAACTTCTGTCAGTGGGTTGACGCCGATAACCCCTGGATGAGCAGCGATGTGTGGATGGGGTGCGAAGAGGACTTCGACCTGCATGAATTGCAGGGTGAGGAATGTTATGGCGGCCTTGACCTTTCTGGAAGCCGGGACCTTACCGCGCTGGCGCTGTATTTCCCGAAAAAAAGAAAACTGCTGGTGGAGTTCTGGACACCGAAAGACACGTTGCTTGATCGGGCTAAAACGGATCGGGTTCCTTATGACGCGTGGGAGCGGGATGGATACATTCATACCACGCCAGGGAAAGCGGTTAAGTACGGATTCGTTGCTGAACGTATAGCTGACCTTTCTCAGATGTTTTTTATCAAGGCGATAGCCTTTGACC